ATTGTCACTGCCGCCGAGGAAGAGAAGCAGCTGAGCAAGCGCGGCGGCAATAAGTCGCTGCAGGCCAGCTTCGAAAAACTGCAAAAGCAGTTCAACCAGCTGGCGAACACTGCCCAGACCCGCCAGGTGCCACGCACCACCGGCGGCAACGTCGAAAAGAAGCGAGTGCTCTGACATGTCGAAGAACCTGAGCGCCAATGGCGCCAAGCAGTTCTCAGCGCTTGCTGTAGCGATCGCTGAGACCTATGGCGTACCTGACACCACCAAGATGTTCGCGGTGGAACCGTCCATCGCCCAAGAGCTCAACGACAAGATCACCGAGCGCGCGGATTTCCTCCAGCGCATCAACGTGATCATGGTCACCGAGATCAAGGGCGAGAAGGTATTCCTGGGCGTCAGCGGCCCGATCACCAGCCGCACCGACACCAAAACCAAGGAACGCGACGCCAAGGACATGTCCGACCTGGACAATGATGGCTATGAGCTGCACCACACTGAATCCGACGTGGCGCTGCCGTTCGCGAAGATTGATGCTTGGGCGAAGTTCCCGGACTTCCAGGACCGTTACTCGGCAGCGGTGCAGAAGCAGATCGCGCTCGATCGCATCATGATCGGCTGGCACGGCGTGACCGCCGCCGTTGATACCAACCGCGTAACCAACCCGATGCTGCAGGATGTGAACAAGGGCTGGCTGCAGATCGCACGAGAGAAGATCGCGGCCCAGGTGTTGAAGGAAGGTCAGGTCGGTTCCGGCAAAATCACCCTGGGCCCTGGTGGCGATTACGCGAACCTCGACGCCCTGGTGCACGATGTGAAGCAAATGATCGATCCGGTGTTCCGCGATGCCGGCGACCTGGTCGCGATCATCGGTAGTGACCTGCTGGCCGCTGACAAGGCCCGCCTCTATGCCAACCAAGCCGGCACCCCGACCGAGAAGGAACGCATCGAGAGCGCGCAGGTGATCGCCACCTACGGCGGGCTGCCGTCCTTCACTGTCCCGTTCTTCCCGGCTGACGCGGTGGTCGTCACCAGCTTCGACAACCTGTCGATCTACGTCCAGGACACCAGCTGGCGTCGTCATGTGATCGAAAATCCGAAACGCTCCCGCGTCGAGGACTACAACGGTCGGAACGAAGGCTATGTGGTCGAGCAGCTCGAAAAGTTCGCTGCAGCTGAGAACGTGGAGCTGACCGCATGAGCCTGGCGCTGGCGCACAAGCGGCGCACACTCGGACAGGGCACGGCCGCTGCTGTAGCCAGTGCCACCCCGGCGGCTTACTCCCCGGCGGCAGCCATGGCCAGCCCGGCCAATGCCCAGAAGCACTACAAGTTGATCGAGGACGCACTGCTGGTCGACCTCGAGCGCTTGTCGGGCTTCAACAGCCTCGAGCAGCGGCAGGTAATCAAGCGTGACGAGCTGCTGCCCAAATACCTGGAGTATGTCGGCCGTTACCGCGAGTCCGGCCTGAATTTCCCCAATCAGGTGCTGATGTACACCATGGTCTGGCTGTTCGACACCGCGCAATTCGAGCAGGGCCTGGAGCTGGCGGGCTTCGCCATGTCTCAGGATCAGAAGCTGCCATTCGATCGCGATGTGCCCACGTTCATTGCCGATGAGGTGATCGCCTGGGCTGAGGTTGAACACAAAGCAGGGCGCAGCCCCGAGCCTTATGTGTCGGACATGCTTCCTTGGGTAGACGGTCAGTGGAAGCTCTACGAGCGCATTCCAGCCCGCTATTACCGTCTGCTGGGGATTCTGGCCATGGAGCGGCGCGATTGGGCTGTAGCTATCGCGCACTTTGAGCGAGCCGAAGCGTTGTACCCGGAAATCCGCGTGACGACGCGCCTGGAAGGCGCCCGCAAGGCGCTGGCCAAGCAACAAACCGGACAACCCACTGCATAACCGTCTTCCCCCCCGCAGGGAGTTGCTACGGCAAGGCCGAGTCATTCATGACCACCGACCTTTCCGCAGCAGCAACCTGCCCTATTCGAGTGGCCAGCGATGAGCTTTTCAGGCAAGCCAACAACCGTGGTGGACCAGACCATCGAGAACAATGGCTTCTGGCCGGACCTCTCTCTGGCTGAGTACCAGAAGGCTTACCGCCTGCCCGGTGAATACCTGAGCGAGACGCTGGTCACTCAACTTTTTGTGGCCATGGGCGAAGTGAATGCCGACCTGGCCGGCGTCGAGGAAGCGATCAAGGCAGCTGGCGTCTCGAACCTCCAAGCTGCATCCGACCCCATGACGGTCCAAGGCTGGGGTTATGGGTTCAAGGTCGGACTATACAAGCGCGCTGTGTACTGCCGGGCCAAAGCAACTGCGCTCACTGACTTCGCGACCATCAACCGCCGGGAGCCAGCCGAGAACCTTGGCAAGGAAGCGCCCGAGCGTACTGAGACGTTCCTGGCCTACAGCCAGCAAGCCATCCGCACCCTGCAAGGCCGCGGCCGCATAACGGCGGTGCTGCTGTGATCAAGCTGCAGGCGCTGACCCGTTATCTGATCGAGCGTCAGCTGGTGCTGCCTGAGCAGCTCGACAGCTGGACCGACCAGGTGCAAATGGACCTCATCTGGAAGCCGGGCGAGGAAGGCATGCACATGAGCGATATGCGCTACACCGCGACTATTGCCATTGAGCGTTTCGCCGACCAACCGGTTCGCCTGCTTGCTCTGGTTGGCAGCTGGCTTGAGCAAAATGACAAGGATCGTGAAGGCCTGCCCAGCGTCACCTTTGACGTGGTCATGCTCGATAACGATCTGGCTGACGTGGATATCAAGGTGCAGTTCCTCGAACCCCAGCACCTGGTCGAGGACCCTGACGGCGAGATCATCGCATTCAACAGGACTTGGACCCTTGCCCCGTTTGAGCTGTGGGTGGCCGAAGCCGGGGAGGTGAGTGCTGATGGCGCCTAACGATCTCGCCCTGGACGTGCGTGGAATGCTCGAGGCCGAGAACCTTCTGGCGCTCCTGGACCTGCCGCTGGCCAAGCGCAAGCGCCTGCTCAACAACGTCAGCAAGCGCGTGCGCACGCTGAGCCGGCAGCGCATCCGCAACCAGAAGAACGTTGACGGGACACCTTTCGCCCCGCGCAAGGACGGCACCAAGGGCAAAAAGAAGATGGAAGCGGGCCTCGGCAAGCTCCTCGAGGTCACTCGCCTCAGTGGAGACGAGGCCGAACTGGGCTGGCGGAATGCGCTGACCCGCTGGGTCGCCACGCAGCAGCACAACGGCGTATCCGAGCGGCGTACAGCAGCGCAAATGCGCCAGTGGAACAAGGTCCCCCCCGGTACCGCAGCGACCGAAAAGCAGGCCAAGCGCCTGCGTCAGCTGGGGTTCAAGGTTCGCTTGCCCGGCAAGAAGGCCGTGTCGAGGCCCTCGGCCGCATGGATCCAGGAGCACCTGAACTACGCCAAAGCTGGCTTGCTGATCCGCATCCTCGATACAGAACGAACCGCTACTTCTGGCGCGCAGAGCTGGGAAATCTCCCTGCCGGCTCGCCAGTTCCTGGGCGCGAGCAGCAGCGAAACCAGCGAGCTGGTGAACCTGGTGCTGCGCCAGATCCTCAACTCACCTGTTTAACGAGGCGTACATGGCACTCGGCAAAGTCAGCACCTATAACCTCAACCTCGGCCAAGGCGCTGTGACCGAAGTTGAGCGCTATTTCCTCTACATCGGCAGCGCGTCCAAGAACAACGGGCAAATCCTCGCCCTGAACCAGGACAGCGATCTGGATGTGCAGCTGGGCGTAGCAGCAAGCGAACTCAAGACTCAGATCACCGCAGCGCGCCTCAATGGCGGCGATCGCTGGGCTTGCCTGGCGATGCCACTGGGCACCACTGACACTTGGCAGGCTGCCCTGACCAAGGCCATGCAACACGGCTACTCGGTAGAAGGGGTAGTGATCACCAAGCCGGTGACCGCTGCAGCTGACCTGTCTGCGATGAACGACGCAGCTGTGGCGGTGGGCAACACTTACGCCCGGCGCGTGTTCGTCATGGCAGCCACGGCCGGCATCCAGGCGCAGCAGACTTGGAGCGAGTACCAGATCGCCCAGAAAGCAATCACTGAAGGCTTGTCCGCGCCGCGGGTGATGGTAGTGCCTCAACTGCACGGCAATAACTTGGGCGTGCTGGCCGGCCGCCTGGTCAATGCCGCCGTCAGCATTGCCGACAGTCCTATGCGAGTGGCCACCGGTGCCGTCCTGGGGCTGGGTGAAACCCCAACCGATAAAGACGGTATCCCGCTGCAGATGGCCACCCTGGCGGTGCTCGATGCTGCACGCCTGTCCGTACCGCAGACCTACGCAGACTATCCGGGCGTGTTCTGGGGCGATGGCAACCTGCTCGATGCTCCAGGCAGCGACTACCAGGTGATCGAGAACCTGCGTGTGGTGGACAAGGCAGCCCGCCGCGTCAGGATCCTGCTGATCCAGCGCATCGCCGATCGACGCCTGAACAACTCGGCAAACAGCGTGGCCAAGAACATCACCGCCCTGATGGCGCCACTGCGTGCGATGGCCAAGTCCACCACCGTCGGCGACCAGGTGTTCCCGGGCGAGATCGAGCAGCCCAAGGATGGCGACATCGTCATCAACTGGCTCAGCAAGACCTCGGTAGTGGCCTACCTGACCCTGCGCCCTCTCAACTGCCCGAAAGACATCACCGCGAACATCGCGCTGGATCTTTCCACCGCCGACTCGGAGTAACCCATGTCCAAACTTAGCGGCAAAAACTTTGATGTGAACCTGGGTGACAGCCTGCTCCATGTTGAGTCGGCTTCGCTGGACATCACCGACAACAGCGCTGTGGCTCAGACCAAGGGCGTCCCCAACGGGGATGTAGACGGTGACGTTTCGGCCGCTGGCGAAATCGAGGTGGATAGCACCAATTTCAACCTGATCATCGCCCAGGCCAAGGCTGCCGGCAGTTTCCGCGAGCTGGAGCCATTCGACATTGTCTTCTTCGGCAAGGTCGGTGACGAGGAATGCCGGATTGAGGCCTTCGGCTGCAAGCTGCGCGTCTCCAGCCTGCTGGCCATCGATCCGAAGGGTGGGTCGAAGACCACCCACAAGCTCCCGTACGACGTCACCAGCCCGGACTTCATCAAGATCAACGGCGTGCCTTACCTGTCGGCGGCCGAAGTCGAGGGCCTGACCTGATGGTTTGCCCGTTTGATCGCGCCCAGGCCATCGAGCAGCGCCAACGTGACCAGGCGATCACTGCCGTCCTGGGCCGTGCGCGCTCGAGCGGGCCGAGCCTGACCCACTGCGAAGACTGCGGCGGTGAGATCCCCGAGGCGCGCCGCGCCCTGGGCGGCAAGACCCGTTGCGTTCCTTGCCAGTCCACCTTCGAGAAAGGGCGTCAACGATGAGCACGAATCAGGCCGCGCAGGACACTGTTGTTGCCCTGGCCAAGGCCTCGCCCGCGATCGGCGTGGCCGCAACCGGGGTAACGGGCGCCGTCGATTGGTCGTCGGTCGCCTACATGCTGACCGCCGTCTACATGGTGCTTCAAATCCTGCTTCTGGTACCGAAATACCGCCAGATGCTGCGCGATTGGAAGGTCAAGCCATGAGTCTGCGCAACAGGATCCTGACGGGCTCAATCGCCCTGGTGCTGAGCAGCAGCGGGCTAATGGCCTTCCTGGGCAAGTGGGAGGGCGACGGCCAGAACGTCGTCTACGCCGATCAGCTGGCCCGGGGCCTGCCAACTGTGTGCAAGGGCATCACCCGCTACACCAGCCCTTACCCGGTGGTAGTGGGTGACTACTGGTCGCCGGCGCGCTGTGCCGAGGTGGAGCAGCTGGTGGTGGAGAAGGGCCAACTGGTGCTGGCCAGCTGTTTGACCAATGACAAGATCAAGCAGAACACCTTCGACGCGCTGTCGAGCCATGGGCACAACTTCGGCGAGCCCAGTACCTGCGCGAGCCGGGCCGTGGGCCTCATCAACGCTGGCCGCATCGCCGAGGGCTGCCGAGCGCTGGCCTGGGGCGCTGATGGCCGTCCGGTTTGGGCCTTCGTCACCGACGCCAAGGGCAACAAGGTGTTTGTTCCCGGGCTGCATGCCCGCCGGCTCGATGAAATGAGGCTGTGCCTGCAATGACCATGGATTCAGTGCGCTCCGTCCTGACCCTGTTGCTGTTGGCGGTGCTGTCTTGGGCGGCCTGGGACTACAAGGACCAGCTGGTGACAGTACGGGCGGAACGCGACAGCGCGCAGAACGAGGCAGCTGGTCTGCGTGAGGCCGCCAGGATCACCGGCGAGTACTTGGCCACCGCTGCCGCCAATGACGCCAAACACACCGAGGAACTGAGCAATGCCCTCAAGACCAACCAGGATCTGCGCACTTCTGTCGGCACTGGCGATCAGCGGCTGTTCATCCAAGCCAGCTGCCCCGCCGCAAACGTGCGCGCCGATTCCGCCGGCGCCGGCGTGGCTGATGCAGGCGCCCCCGAACTCGCAGCAAACGCTCGACCGGATTATTTCACCCTCCGCGATCAGCTCGCCCTCAGCAAGCAAATGATTCTGGGGCTGCAGGACCACATCCGCAGCTTCTGCACCACCCAACCCACCACTACTGGAACCGCACCATGACCGAAGCCAACCGCACCATCACCCTGGAAGTCAAAGAACAGGAGTTCGACTTCACCCTGACGCCCCAGGACATCACCAAGTACTTCAACGGCACCACCCAGGCCAACAAGGTGGCCCCGGCTCACAACCTGCTGATGAGCACCGTCAAGCAAGAGCAGAAGGCTTCCCTCAAGCCGTTCTTGGCCAACCCGGTTTACACCATGACCCTGGCCAGTGCCCTGGTCGAGGAATACGCCCCTGACCTGGGCGTGATCGTAAAAAAGTCCTCGAGCACGCTGACAGCCTGACGGAAAACAGCTTCGGCCAGCTCTGTGCCCTGCACCAGCGCTGGCTTCCCGGTACCGAGCCCTCAATCGAGAACCTGGGCACCGCGAAATGGCTGGAAGACGAGTATTGGCGACGGACTGAAATTGCCGTCGCCAACGGCATTGCCCACGCACTGAACGGATGACCTCATGGCTGATCAATCTGCCCGCTTGGCCTTCATCCTGAGCCTGACCGACAAGGTCACCGGCCCAGCGAGCAAGATCAAGAACACAATCACCGATCTGGCCGACTCCGGCGCGGCGAACATCGTGCGCATGGGGGCTGGCTTTGTCGGTATGCGGGAGTCGTTCGAGGGCATCACTGCCATCCTGGACCCTGCGCGGCAGTTGAACGCGGCCCTGGGCGATGTTCGGGCGATGGGCACGGCCGAGGACGCGCTGTCCTCGCTCAACGCCAAGGCGCTGGAATTCTCCGTGCAATACGGGGCAAGTGCCGTGGACTTCGTTGCCTCGGCTCGCTCCATCGAGGGCGCCATTCAGGGGCTGGTCGGCAACCAGCTGGCCACCGTTACAAATGCCAGCAGCGTGCTGGCCAAGGCCACCAAAGCCGATACCGAAACGACCAGTCAGTACCTGGGCAGCATGTACAACCTGTTCAAGTCCGAAGCCGACAAGGTCGGGCGCGTGCAATGGGTCGAGCAGCTGACCAGCCAGACGGCCCTTGCCGTGAAGCTGTTCCGCACGGACGGCGCGCAGCTGAAAGATGCCTTCAAGGAAGCGGGCGCGATCGCAACGGCGTCGGGCGTCAGCTTCGCCGAGCAGATGGCGGTAATTGGCACGCTCAGCAGCACCATGGAAGGCGGGGACGCCGGCGGGCGCTACAAGGCGTTTTTCGAGAACATCGGCAACGCCTCGGAAAAACTGGGTATCAAGTTCACCGACGCCACCGGCAAGGTTCTGCCGATGGTCGACATACTCGGCAAGTTGCAAGGCAAGTTCGGCGATCTCAAGAACGCCGCAGGCAACGCCAAGCTGGTTGAGGCGTTTGGCGGCGAAGGCGCCCAGGTGATCGGCGCACTGGCCATGGACACCGATCGACTGCGCAACGGCATCGCCGAGCTGGGCAAAGTCCGCGGGCTGGAGAACGCCGAGAAGATGGCTAAGGCCATGGTCGACCCGTGGGAGCAATTCGGCGAAGCGGTGCAGGCCCTGCGTATCGCGTTCGGCCAAGCGCTGATTCCTATGCTCACTCCGCTCATGAACAAGTTAGTCGGCATCGGCCAGACGCTGACCCGCTGGACCCAACTGTTCCCGAACATCACCAAGGCGCTGGGCATCGCCACGCTGGCCGTGCTTGGCATCATCACCGCGATGTCAGCTCTGACCCTCGTCGTCGGCATGGGCAGGATGGTTTGGCTTGGGCTGGTCGTGGTCTGGAAGATCCTGACCTGGACGGGTTACCGCTCAATTGCCATGTTCCTGTACCACACCGTGATGATCGCCGGTTTCGTCGCGGGCATGGTGGCCATGTACACCTGGATGGGGCTGGTGCGCGTCGGGATGCTGCTGTGGCAAGGCGCCATCTGGCTGGTCAATGCCGCCATGACGGCCAACCCGGTGCTGCTGATCGTTGCCGGCATCGTCGCCCTGGGCGTGGCCGTTGTGGCTGCGATCGCCTACTGGGACCAGTGGACCGGGGCGCTGATGAATACGGCGGCTTTCCAGTGGATCAGCGCGCAGCTGCAGAGCCTTTCTGATTGGTTTGGCTCGATTGGCGGCTGGACTGGTGTGGCTAGCGCGGCTTGGAGCGGCATCGTGGCCATCTTCAAGAACTCCATCAACAGTCTGATCGGGATGCTCAACAAGATCCCGGGCGTAGAGATCGACACTGTTTTCAGCGATTTGCCGAAGGTCCCTCAGATCCCGGGAGCATCAATGCCCGCGGCCGTTGCTCCGACCCTGGGTGACCAGGCTGAGCAAACGCGGCAGCGACTGAATCAATCCGGCACAGGCATCAGCCCGAAAGGCCCCTCGGCTGTACCGCCTGGCGGCCTGCTGCGATCGATCCAGAACACCACCAATAACAGCAGCGAGCAGAACAAGAAGCTGCAAGTCGAGAACATGAACATCACCACCAGCAAGGCCATCACCCCGCTGGAAGTCGAAAACATGATGAATATGGCGATTGGCTGATGGGCATCTACATCGATCTGCTGATCACCAACAACGACCTGACTCTGGACCCCTCGAACCAGCCTTTGCTGGTCGAGGACCGGGCCAGCATCGCCCAGGACATTGGCCACATGATCCGCGACAGCGGCCTACTGGTGACCCTTATGGCCGAGCGTGACCGCTTTCGCCGCACCGACTGTATCAAGCAGCTGGAGCTGCTGGTGGAGGAAGACGAGCGGCTGGTACCCGGCACCGTCCAGATCATTGAAACCGGCAGCGGCCAGTACTTGGTCACCGCTACCACTGTTGCATTCGGAGCTGTCGAGGTAGTCCTGTGAGTGACGTTGATTTCAAGAAAGCCCTGCAGGATGCTGGCGTGCCTACCACCGAGGCGGGGCTGCGTGCTGCCTGGGAGAAAGAGGTAGCCGCCCAGGGCAGCAAGTTGAGTAACACCAGCTCCTGGTCGCCGTTCTGGCGACTGGTGACCGCCATCGTGACCAAGCCCGTCATGTGGCTGATCGAGTTCATCGCCGGTACCGTCCTGCCGAACTTCTTCGTTAAGACCGCGACCGGGACCTGGCTCGACATGCTGGCCTGGGCGGTGAACGTCACTCGCAAGCCGTCTACCAAGGCCGAGGGCCAGCTGCTGTTCACCCGCAGCGCCGTCGCCGGCGTGCTCGAGATCCCAGCGGGAACGCGTGTCCAGTCGGTGGCCATCAACGGCAACGTGTACGTTCTGGTCACCACTGCCGCCGCCCAGTTCCTCGACGGTGACGCCCAGGTGCTGGTCCCGGCCGAGGCCACCGAAGCCGGCAGCGGCTACAACCTCGCCCCGGGCTACTACTCGATCTTGCCCGAGCCGATCCCGGGCGTGATCCAGGTAGTGAATGCTGACGGCTGGCTGACCACGCCCGGCGCCGATACCGAGCATGACGACGACCTGCGCCTGCGCACCCGCAACCAGTTCAGCGCCGTGAACCAGTGGCACACCGATGCCGTATACCGGGCCATCATCGCCTCGTTCCCGGGCGTGGAGCCTGACGGCGTGTACTTCGAGCACAACGCCCCACGCGGCCCGGGCAGCGCTAATGCCTTCGTCCTGTTCGAAGCGGGATCGCCGGCGGAGAGCTACCTGGCCACCATCAATGCG